CCGATGTTACGTTTCCACAGTGCCTGCGTAGGATCAACCGGTTGCACGTATGATGTAAATAATGCGATTGTTGCAGCGGTTGTGGGTTGTTTAATCCAAGACGACGATGGTGATGAACGCTGAAAATACACATAATAATACCCACTAGATGGTCCAGCAGCATCCAACAGTTCTGTGAGAGTTGGATTGTCAGGTAACGAATCACCATTAGTATCTGACGACACCACACACAAGCGGTTAATGTCAGGTAGATTTGATCCAGCTTCAGGGCCAGACGTTACAACTTCCAACCCAACAACGTCAAATGGTTGTGTAGATGTCAAAACGCCAGAAGCTATACCATTAGTTATTACTGTGTTCGCTTGCAAAACGGTAATTTTGTCAAAATCAGAACGAATGGTATCATAGTTAACAATACGTTGACCGCTATTATTGTTCCAAAACGCAGTACTATCACTCTCAAACACCATACGGAAAGGTGACAAAGTTACATCATAAGCAGGCGCGGCGAGTGGCTGAAGGACGTTAAATTGTGGACCAACTAACGTACCGGACGGAGAAGCTGTATCAAGTAGAGCTACCCATTGTTGAACAGTAATGTTGTTATCGTAGTAGAAGTATACAGTATGACCTTGAGAGATCGTATTCAACACCGCAGTAATATTGGCGACTTCGGCGCCATTGAAGGAGGTGCGGACGTTACTCGGCGCTACGCCTGCAAACGTTAATGATTGTAACACGTCCGTTGAGCTAATTAGTTGCTCCAGATACGTTGATATCAACGTTGATATATTGATATTTCCTGTATTTTGTGGCGCGAGCGTGTTGTATGTAGTCTCAAAATAAATCGCCCCGTCAGAGCTAAACGTTTTAACGTCATCATAGCTTCCTGTTGGGTCAAACCATTGTATATACTTTGAATCACCAGCAAAGGTGCGATTGATTGACCGCAGTTTGAGAATCGATGAATCTTGCAGTGGGAAGATGTTGTAGTCAGCCCCGTTGACCATGCGATCTTGTGTGTAATATACGGACGGTGCCGTTACACGAATGTGATCATTTGTTTCAGCTGCAGAACCGTTTTGTAGTGTGCTGATCAGCGAGAAAGTAAATGAGAACGTTTGAGTGCGGCCATAACTATCGATATATGTAAAGCTAGCAGGAACATTAACTGCAGATGATTGAGATACAATCACGTCATCATCTACAGACGTTCTTACCCAAACGTTAAATGTACCGCTTGGGATGTCAGCAAATTCCGCGTCACCGAATAACAAGCGGGCGGCGTTGTTCGCCAGCGTCTCAACTTCATATTTGTTACGAGCTGGATTCGTGTTAAAGATAACGTTCTGCGCATGTGCGATGTCAACTTCAACCCATTCCCCCGATTTTGTGCCTGATGGTTTGTACGGGATAGCTGATGCCTCATCCAACGTGATACCTGCGGTAGGGTCAATAGCGTTGAGCCAAATATCTGTATTGTTGATGTTGTTGATGTTGATGTCGTACGTTTGGTTGGGAGTTATACCATCAAATGTTGCCGTCAATTTCTGCAGCGTTCCTTGCTTGGTGTAGCAAAAAAATCCAGTAGTATTTGATGCATCACCTAAACCGTCAGAACCGTACAATAATGTAAAGTTGGAGTTATTATACGGGCGACGCTCTACAATACCTGTGCCTGTTTCATATGAAACAGGCACTAATTCCATTGGCAACACAGTGCCATTTACATTAGCAGAATATGTGAATACTCCAGTTGGTAGCGGCGATAACCCTAGCGTGTACTGTTCAAATACAACGTCTTCAATTTGAAAACGTTCGCTTGGCGATACGGATCCAAATGGACGATCTAATGCACGGTTCATCACCAAAATAAACTGATCTTTCCACGTCGAGTTGGACAAATCATTCCAACGAATAGTTTTACCGGCGAGGTTGTTGCCGTTGGCATCATATACTGTTTCAGTAGTTGATACAGACTGCAGCTTCACCAAACCACGGGAAGTCTGTGGGCGATCTGCTTTATATGATACTAGTTTTGCTAAACGAAGTATCGAGTCTCGGCGTTGAGCGGTCGACATAAAATTTTCATGAGCGTTAACGTCCAGACGATATGCGATTAGTTCAGCAATGTACGCGAACGACTCAATGATTGCAATTTGTTCTGAAGACTCTATATAATCATTGAACGTTTCAGGAAAATACAGTTTATGATAGTCGAGAAGGCTCTGTTTGATTGTGCTAAAATCAAAGGCGGCGAAATTAATGCTCTCGAAACTAGTGTAAATTCTTTCCCAGTTTTCTGCACGTGAAATTAGGCGTGTCAAAATAAAGACTCTCCATAAGCGTATAACTCTATTTATAAGGTGAACCCGTGAACAAATACAGCGACATTATAGAACAAATACTATCGACGGATATCAGCATTGAACAAGCATCTAACGTGCATAACATATGTCGAGCGACACTAGTTGCCCACTTGCGTAAGCACCTAAATATCACGTGCGTCGATGATGTGGTTAAGTGGTACAATAGCAACCCAACCATGGACCTCAAGAAAATCCTACCCACGAACAATAAAAAGTTGAGCCACATTTGGAGCGATATTATACAACTAACGGCTTTTTTGCCCACAGGGTGCTTTTTGCGAGAGCGGTTGTATTACATATCAAACAACGTAAGAGAAGCACCGTTGTGCTCATGTGGAAAGTTTCCACTAAAGTGGGATACGTCAACACAAATGGGGTTTACTGCATTTTGCGGAAGGTCTTGTTCAAGCCTCAACGAAGCGAGTAACACAAAGCGCGTGTCCACAAACTTACGCCGAAGAGGTGTGGAGTACGCATATCTAGATAAAACCGTCAGAGAAAAGCGGGACGCTACGATGATGGGAAAGTACAAAAATACTTCATTTTTGCAGTCGTTAATTCAACGCGAAGCGTTAGATACACTAAACAACCGTCAAGAAATGCTACAACTGTATCAGCTCTTACATTCAACGTTCGCTATCGCTGACCACTTGAATGTTAGCCAAGCGTTGGTGTCAAACACGCTAGTGGGGCACAACATACCTACGTCCAGACTGCAATCTGGCTTCCAACGCGAAATACACAAATATATTTCGGAAACGCTAAACGTTAACTGCAACATCGACAATAGAACGATAATTGCACCAAAGGAGATTGATATCTATATACCATCGCATGATTTAGCATTAGAGTGTGATGGTATATTTTGGCACAGCGAGCGGTTCAAGTCAAAACAGTACCACGTCAACAAAACAAGAGAATGCGCTGATAAAGGCATAAGACTTATTCATATATTTGAGCATGAATTTGTACAGAAAAAAGATATTGTCAAGTCGCGAATTGCTGGTGCATTAAACAAAAATCAATCTATTTTCGCTAGAAAATGTGAGATAAAGAAAATAGATCGTAGTAGAGCGAGTGCGTTCTATGACGTTAACCACATGCAAGGAACATGTAATGCATTATCGTACAACTATGGCCTGTTTATATGCGGTGAGATGGTGGCGGCCATGTCTTTCGTAAAAGCACGATACGGGGCGACTAGTAGGTGGGAGTTGGTGAGATATTGCTCGAAGTTGTTCACGAATGTGGTTGGTGGTGCTTCACGACTGCTGAAAGCATTTCTCAAGGAGATGGGACCGGTTCCTGTGGTAAGCTATTGTGACAACAGATGGGGGACGGGTGGGATGTATATGGCGATGGGTTTTGTCTTTAGCCATACTACTGCCCCCAACTATTTCTATTTCAAAGATGGGCATAGTCACCAATTAATGTCGAGACTCAACTTCCAAAAACACAAACTAGCTAAAAAGCTAGAGGTATTTGACCCAAACAAAACTGAAATCGAAAACATGAGAGATAACGGGTACGAACGCATATGGGATTGTGGAAGTACCGTATGGCTGTTAGGTTGAACCTGCTGTCGTGATGTTAATATTCAAATCATTTACTAAATTAAGTTCAACATACAGCAGCTTCGCTGCTGCGGTGACTGTGTAATTGTCGTAGTCAGGGATTACCTGCAAATCAATCAGTTGAACGCGCGGGTCGAATCGAAATACTGTTAGCAAGTCTTCGCGGATCAAACGCCATATCAGGAATTCTGGTACCGAAGGTCGGCATCATCACCCGCTCACCTCTACGGGTAAAGATGTGGTTTAATAGGTCCATCTCAACGATATCAATATTGGTCATCTTAAATGACTTGGATGACTGATAGTTATATGATGAATACCCCGTATAAATTGGCTTATTCATTGAAAGTCCTCCACTTACAACTATCAAAATGCCATCGTGGTGCCAGCCCAGACGTTAGATTGCCTTTGTTACAGTGGGGGCACGTTAACCGCGGATGTTGTGTTGATGCTATTAGAACATCATAGTGACGTTTGTAATCCAACTGTAAATCTCCAACAATGGTGTATTTATTGTATAGGGCCGGTGGAGATTAACGCCGCCAGAACCGTCCTCTGAATATTGACTGACCGCGCACAATTTTGCCAACGTTAGCGTCATTATATGCCAACTCCGGAGTATGGCTATAGTCATCTTTAGTCATTACACGTGCATATGGTTCGTGGTCAGGCACCATCGATGTCCACTTTGCGGCAGCTTCATTTGCAGATGCCGGCGATACAGACGGTGGAGTAAATGGTGGTGGTGGTGTCGGTGGTGGTGGACTGTTATCGTTGAACCCTTGCGCTTGCACGTTGTTTGCCCGAATTTGACCTGTCACACTCAAGTCGCCATCGATTGTTGCAGCAACAGAGCTGCCTGATGTAGACGATAACGCACCGCTCATCGCTATTCCACCGGCAACTACCATTGGATTGGCAACTTGTAGGATGGTTGCTTTGATTCCGGTAATTCCCAATGACATCGATTGTAGGGAACCGCGAGTAGTCAATCCAATATCACCAACAGCCGTTAACAACGTTTTACCGCTAGTGCCAATTTTTAAATCGTTACCAACTTTAACATTCACGTCAGTTGTTGATTGTATGCAAATGTCAGCGGTCGACACCATGTGGATGCCGTTTGCGTGCATACGAATCGTTTTGTCGGATGTGAAATTAATGTCTCCTTTCCCGCGGACGCTATATGTACCGTCGGTGTAAGCAGTAATGTTGCCTGCCTGATCCATCTCCATCCAGTTCTTACCTTGGGCTGTAGCTAAATACACACGTTCATTTGTGTCATCCAGTATGAACTGGTGCCCACCAGTTGTGCGTAGACGAATACGACAGTTTTCTTGACGGTCGTCCATCGATATTGAGTGAAATCCTGGCGATGTTAGTGAATATACCAATGAATCGTAGTTTCGATCTGTTGCAGCGCCAGGTAAGAATGGAGCAGTTCTACTCGATTGATACCCTTGGCGGCTGGTCCATCCATCCACTACAACATCTTTATCGTCGGCGGTTTTACTGTGTGTCACTTCGAGGTGATCGATATCAATCGCACTGACACTATAATCAGCGGCGCGAGTACGCCACTCAAAGTTTTGTTCAGCTGGTCCAAAAGCTTGTTGCAAGTTTGAGCTCAGCGGTTCAATTGGATGTTCTGTAGTAGTGAATGGACCGTATGGCACTTGAGAACCTGCTTTTTCCAATCCTGGATGATCGTCATACACCCATCGACCGTGCGGCATGGTATGAGCACTCAGTTGACCATGCAAACACCCCATCCACACACGATGTTGAGGATTGCCATCCAGACACATAACTATTACTTGGCCACCAACTTTAGGAATTGCCCACATGCCGTATGATATGGGGCCTGATGACTGCGAGACGTCGGCGCCTCTAGTTCCTGTTTCCGTCGTTCCACCAAATGGAGTGCTATACAAACACCAAGGCAAATCTACAACGTTAG